GTGTATAAGTGCATAACAACATAGGTGATATATGGCAATATATGAAGGTTCGCAAGGTATCGCAGCACTTAAAGCCAAGATTGCTATGAAAAGTAAAATGCTTGTTGGGGAATCTTTAGAAAAGATTACAGTAATGCTTGTAGATGAAAGCCCTTTAGGTGCGCCTTTCTATGCTTCTACACAAGGAGCAATACAGAACGATGTTGGTGATTTCAAGAACTCTTGGGCTGTTGGTTTAGGTAGTCCTAATCTAATCACTAGAGGCGCAGATACAGCAGGAACAGCAGCAGTTGCAGATGCAATCGTACAAGGTAAAAGATATAACTTCCAAGAAGTAAACTATATTACAAACAGTAAAGATTATGCTGATATGGTTGAGAATGGTTGGGCTGCTAATCCTGAATACGGATGGAAAGCTAAAGGTGGTTATAATGTTGTTAAAGGTAATATTATTACAGCACAAACAATCCTTACTTTTATAGCATCAAGAATAAGTCAGATATAAAAGGAGGTGTTTAAACAGATATGCAAAGTAACATAAGACGTGCATTTGAAAAGAGTTTAGTTGCAATACCTCAAGGTTTAGGTGCAGCAAATACAGCATATGAGAATACAACCTTTACACCTAAGGCTGATTTTCCTCATCAACTATCAAGATTAGTTCCTCTACCTGTTGAGAATCCTACATTCGGTGATAATTACAATAGAGAGATTGGTTTCTATCAAGTTGTATTATCTTACCCTAAAGGTAAAGGTGTTGGAACATTAGCTACTATGGCTGATATGGTGAAAGATTATTTTAAAAGAGGTACAACATTAGTTGAAGGTTCGGATAAAATAATTATAGACAGAACACCCGAAATATCATCTGTCTATATAAATGATAATAGAGCAGAGATTACGATTCGTATTAGATATTACTCTGAACAATATTAAATCACCTCTTTATCTAATTTAAAATAATTTTAATAACAATAATTTTGGAGTCAATAATGGCAACAGCTTCAGGTATTAATAAAATAGTATCTTACAAAAAAGAGACAACATTCGGTACATTGCCTTCTGCATCAGGCGCACAGACAATTAGACGAGTTAGTTCTTCTTTCAACTTAACTAAAGAAACATATCAATCAGAAGAAATCCGTACAGATTACCAACTAACTGATTTCCGTCATGGTGTACGTGCAGTAGAGGGTAACATCTCTGGTGAATTAAGTGCAGGGGCTTATTCTGATTTCTTAGCTTCATCATTAGCTCGTAATTGGACAGCAGCTACTCCAAGTGCTTTAGGTAGTACAACAATTGCTTCTGTAACAGGTGCATATACAATTACTCGTACAACAGGTAGCTTCCTTACAGATGGTGTTCGTGTTGGTAATGGTATTCGATTAATTGGTTTTGCAACAAACAACAATAATAAGAACTTACTCGTTATTGCTTTAACTGCGACAGTAGCTACAGTGGTTGCGTTAAATGGTGCAACATTAACTCCTGAAACAGTTGCTTCAGGTGGTACATATACCGTTTCAGGTAAGACAACTTATGCACCTACAACTGGTCATACAGATGACTCTTACTCTTTTGAGTCTTGGCAGTCAGATATTGGTCAATCAGAAGTATTTGTAGGTAATAAAGTAAATACTGTTGGTATTGCGCTCCCTGCTACTGGTTTGACAACTGTTGATCTTAGTTTCATGGGTCAAGATTTAAAACAACGTAGTACATCACAATACTTCACTTCACCTACTGGTCAAGGTAATAACGGTATCTTTGCTGCTGTGAATGGTGCTTTGATTGTAAACGGTTCTCCTGTTGCTCTTGTAACAGCAGCTAACATCAACATTAACCGTAACATGACTTCTGAAGCAGTTGTTGGTAGTAATATCAAACCTGAGATTTATGAAGGTCGTATTATTGTAGATGGTGATTTCTCTACTCTCTATCAAGATGGTACGTTTGCTGGTTACTTTGATACAGAAGCAGAGATTAGTTTAGTAGTTGCTTTAACTGCGAACAGCTTACCTAATTCAGAGTTTATGTCTTTCACTCTACCACGTCTTAAACTGTCTACAGATACTAAAGATGATGGTGAGAAAGGTATTGTATCTCAAAACTCATTCCAAGCACTTAAAGGTAATGGTATGAATGGTTTTGAAGCAACAACAATTATGATTCAAGATTCTACTCTTGTTTAACGAATATTAAGGTTATTCAACCTT